TATAGACGATATGATGTCTTTGACGGGGGATAGGGGTCGGGGTAATGTACATAGGACGCTTAAGGCCTTATGTGCCATAGGTATGTGCAAGAGAACAAAGGGGCGGGCGCGTAGTGTTCGGCCTTCGTATTTAAGAGTAAGGGATATAGAGTGAATCTAGAAGAAATTGCTCAGGCGATAGAACAGCTTCCTTCTCACGAGCAGCAGGGGTTCTTAGAGATGCTGGCTCAGTATGAGAACAGCCTTAAAAGGGAGCGCGCCCAAGTAGACTTCATCGCTTATGTCAACGAGATGTGGCCCGGCTTTGTAGGCGGCAGACATCATAAGGTGATGGCTAAAAAGTTCCAAGACATTGCTGAAGGCAAAACCAAGCGGGTTATTATCTGCCTCGCCCCCCGCCATACCAAATCTGAGTTTGCTTCTTATTTATTACCAAGTTGGTTTTTAGGTAAGTTTCCCAAGAAAAAAATTATCCAGTGCTCTAATACCGCAGAGCTAGCAGTTGGATTCGGTCGTAAGGTACGTAACCTCGTATCTAGCGAACAATACGCAAAAATATTTCCGAACGTTTCTTTGAGATCTGACTCTAAGGCGGCTGGGCGGTGGTCTACAAACCACGATGGGGAGTACTTTGCTATCGGTGTTGGAGGCACGGTGACTGGTAAGGGTGCTGACCTACTTATTATCGACGATCCACACTCCGAGCAAGAGGCTAGATTAGCCGCAACAAACCCAGAGGTGTTCGATAGCGTCTTTGAATGGTACACATCAGGCCCTCGTCAACGTCTACAGCCGGGCGGTACCATATGCATCGTTATGACGCGATGGAGTAAGAAAGACTTAGTAGGAAAAGTCTTGCAAAGCATGATCGACAGGGACGGGGAAAAGTGGGAGGTAATCGAATTTCCCGCAATTTTGCCTTCTGGACAGCCTTTATGGCCTGAATTTTGGAGTCTAGAAGAATTAACAGCTCTGAGGGACGAGCTCCCAGTTACAAAATGGAATGCTCAGTACCAACAGGAGCCTACAGGCGAAGAGGGAGCGCTAGTTAAAAGGGATTGGTGGAAGGTTTGGGAAGGTGAGCAAGCACCTCCGTGTGAATATATCTTACAATCTTGGGATACTGCCTTTACAAAAGGGGAGCGATCAGACTATTCTGCGTGTACGACGTGGGGAGTCTTTTATTTAAACGAAGATCCCAACGATGCAAACATTATTTTATTGGACGCCGTAAAAAAGCGCATGGAATTTCCAGAGCTCAAAGCTGCTGCCCTGCATTACTATAAAGAATGGGAGCCAGATACTTGTATTATCGAAGCCAAAGCGGCTGGCGCCCCCTTGGTGTTTGAGCTGCGCAAGATGGGTGTACCGGTAAGTGAGTACACACCTAGTCGAGGAAACGACAAAATTGCTCGTGTCAACTCGATCACCGACTTATTTTCCTCCGGCAAGGTTTGGGCGCCCAGAACGAGATGGGCCGAAGAAGTTATTGAGGAAATGGCTGCATTCCCAAACTCTGAACACGACGACTTGGTTGACTCTTCATCGCAAGCGCTTATCCGATTCAGAAAAGGTGGTTTTATCCGTCTACATTCCGACGAAGAAGACGATATTATCTATCCGCGCAAAGCGGCTTATTACTAGGAAAAACATGAACCGACGAGATTTTTTCAAAACATCAGCCGCAGCCGCGATTGTTCCTACACTACCTGTTTCAGCAGGTCAGCTTGATCTTGAGATGTGGATAGAAGAAAACTTTAACTGCAAGGTTGGATTACCCGCACCGTGGGTGGCAGAAGAGCTTAAAAAAGACGAGTCGTATCACTACCACACCATTGCGCTTAGTGTGATCGAAGATGATGAAGCCAAAGCCAAACGGGTATTGACTGAAAACGTTATTAAATGGCTTGAGCCCATGGCAGTCGGTAAGCCAGAGCTTTGGTGGCGCATGAAACCGCAATTTGTTGTGGATACCCAGACAGAGTATGGCGACGTGTGGATGTCTCGCGACCAATACGAAGACTTGCCAACGACCCAAGCAGCGTTCCAAAAATTGGAAGTTAAGATGGGCTGGGGCAAAGACGTTGTTTTGCTTGAAAATGGAACTGTAGAAATCCCAGAAAACGTAAAGCTTGACCCAATGACAGACCAATATCGGTACGTAACAAGTACACACACTGCACATAAGTTACGGATGCGAATTGCTATCCCATCTAAAGTGCAAGAACTCGATAGAACTGCAACGCCCGAGGGCGAAAAAATAAGGACGGTTTAATTATGGACATTGGCGAACGGTTTCGTAATAAGTGGTCTTTAATTCCTGATACTGGATGTCACTTGTGGACCTCTGTGTCTATTGGCGGGTATGGAGTGATAAGACAAAAAGGGAAGTGGGCCAAAGCTCACCGTCTATCATATGAACTATATAAAGGTAAAATCCCAAAAGGAAAATGCGTTTGCCATACATGTGATAACCCTTTGTGCGTTAATCCTGACCACCTTTTTCTTGGCACACATAAAGACAATATGCAAGATAAAGTCAGGAAAGGTCGGGCATTTACTGGAAACCAAAAGGGGTCAGCAAACGGAGCAGCCAAACTCACCGAAGCTGTTGTTAGGTCTATACGAGGAGAGGATGGCACATGCAAAGCACTAGCTATAAAATTTTGCACTTCACCTATGAATATTTCTTTAATTAAACGACGCCTTGCTTGGGCTCATGTGGAGTAATGTTATGTCTGTTGAAAAAGGTTTATACGCCGCACCGGAAGGCATGGAAGAAGAAGCCTCACCGGACTTAGAAATTGAAATTGTCGACCCTGAGATGGTCACACTAGATGATGGGTCAGTAGAGATCACTGTTATTCCCGGCGAAGAGCTAGGCGATGCGCCCTTTGATGCTAACTTGGCTGAGTATGTAGACCAAGGTGTGTTGGCAGAGTTGTCTGGTGATTTGGTGTATGCCTACGAGAACGACCTAGCGTCACGCAAAGATTGGGAAGAGACCTACACAGAAGGCATTAAGTTATTGGGTCTAAAGTACGAAGAGCGAACTGAACCGTGGGCGGGGGCTTGCGGTGTACACCACCCGATGATTGCTGAAGCGGCAGTGCGCTTTCAAGCAGAAGCCATTATGGAAACCTTTCCAGCCAGCGGCCCAGTACGCACAAAGATTATAGGTGAGGTTACTCCTGCTAAGAACCAAGCCGCTGACCGTGTACGCACGGACATGAATTATCAGCTAACTGAAGTTATGAAAGAGTATCGTGCCGAGCACGAGAAAATGCTGTGGAACCTACCGATTGCAGGTTCGGCGTTTAAGAAGGTTTACTACGACCCAACGATTGGGCGTCAGATCTCACTATTTGTACCAGCAGAAGACGTTATTCTGCCCTATGGTATCTCAGACATATCGCATTGTGAGCGCATTACCCACCGTATGCGCAAGACCAAAAATGAGCTGCTAAAGCTACAAGAGTCTAAGTTCTACCGCGATGACGTAGATATTAACGAAGCCTCGACTATTCAGAACGACCCCATCCAGAATGCTAAAGATCGCGAGACCGGATTTAGCGCCACGTTTGACGACCGTCATCAGTTACTAGAGATGCACGTCGAGTTAGACCTTCCGGGGTTTGAAGACTTAGATTCAAGCGGGGAGCCTACAGGCATACCCCTGCCATATGTTGTGACTATCCTGAAAGACACCGGTGACGTGCTGTCTATCCGACGCAACTATGACGAGGTACCTACACCGACAGAAGGTAACTTAGAAGCTAAGGTCCAGTACAAGAGCCCCAACCAGTATTTTGTGCATTATCAGTATGTGCCCGGGTTTGGCTCATACGGATTCGGACTTGTACACCTGATCGGTAATTCAGCAAAATCTGCCACAGCTATTACACGTCAGTTGGTTGATGCAGGTACGTTATCTAACTTGCCGGGGGGACTCAAAACTCGTGGTTTACGCATCAAGGGGGATGATACACCTATCAATCCGGGGGAGTTTAGAGACGTAGATGTTTCATCTGGGGCTTTGCGTGACAATATCATGCCCCTGCCGTACAAAGAGCCAAGCCAAGCGTTACTAGCACTGTTAGGGATTATCTCGGAAGAGGCGCGACGGTTTGCCGCTAGCCCTGATATGAAAGTGTCGGATATGTCCGCCCAAGCCCCGGTCGGTACCACGCTGGCACTTATTGAACGTAACTTAAAGGTTATGTCAGCCGTTCAGGCTCGGATGCACTACTCGATGAAGCAAGAGCTAAAACTACTTGCGGTAATGATTCGGGACCACGCCTCTACTTCATATGACTACACACCTGTCGATGGTGATGTTCGTGCCCGCCAAGAAGACTACAGCTATGTGGAAATTATTCCAGTCTCAGACCCTAACGCCTCGACATTAGCGCAACGGGTTGTCCAGTACCAAGCGGTTATTCAGTTGGCTCAGATGTCACCTGAGATTTACAACCTGCCTAAACTGCACCGCCAGATGTTGGAAGTGTTAAGTATTAAGGACGCCGCAGAGCTAGTGCCCCTTGACGAGGATCAGGAACCGACAGATCCGATCAGTGAAAACATGAACATCTTGAATGGCAAGCCTGTGAAGGCGTTTATGTACCAAGATCATGAGGCACACATCCAAGTTCACATGGCAGCCATGCAAGATCCAGTGTTGATGGAGATGATGGGGCAAAACCCCAAGGCTCAGATGATGATGCAAGCCGCACAAGCTCACATCACAGAACACATCGCGTTTGCCTATCGTGACAAGATCCAGCGCCAGATGGGTGTGGCACTACCTCCGATTGATGCTGATATGCCTGAAGAAATCGAAACGCAGTTGTCACGTCTGGCAGCAGAGGCCGCCGGTCAGTTACTCCAGAAGCACACATCAGAGGCTCAGGCTAAGAAGACCGAGCAGATGCAACAAGACCCAGTCATCCAGATGCAACAAGCTGAATTGCAGATCAAACAGAAAGAAGTCGAGATCAAAGAAAAGCAGATGCAGATCGACGCTGCGGCTCAAGCCGACAAGATGGCACTGGAACGCGAGAAGTTACAAGCCGATATGGAGAAAGAAGGCTTACGTGTGGGTGCTAAGACTGCCACAGATCGCGCTAAGTTAGAGTCTCAACAGCAGATGGAGTTGATAAAGGCGGGTATGGACGCTGAAGAGCTGCAAGCCAAACAAGAAACTGAGGGGTTGAAAGCAGGTATTGATATTGCCAAGGCCAAGGCTCAGATGGAAGTGCAGCAGCTGTCTCAAATGCAACCTAAAAATGAAGGTGGTGAGGGGTTTAAAGAAGGCGGCTCTGTCCAAAAAAACAACGCTTTTGACCCTGATGGCTCAGATTACGACTATGAAACAGCGACAAAAGCTGGCATGGGGCCAACAGGGACTGGCGAAAACGAAGGGCATTGGGGATCTGTCGCGCCAGCAAGCAAAGAAGATCGTGAGCGATATAATTTGCCTCAAGGCACTTATGTTTTGCTAAAAGGTAATCAGCACCCCACATGGGATAAAGCCGTTAAAGCTGAAGAGTCTAGGGGATCTCAAGTAAAAAAGATTGGAAATAGGTATTATTCAATCCCAAAAGCAGAAAATCAGTCTGCTGGGCGCCTAACTGGTGACCGCACCACAGCCGGACGCCCCGTATATAAAACCAATGAAGGTGCTAACGTATCGGAGCTATCTGTAACCGTGCCTATGGGTGATAAATGGGTCAACGTACCTACAATCCATAACGGCAAGCAGTACACGGAGGAAGAAGTAGTCAATATGTTAAATTCCGGCAAAATATCGCCTACCAGCGTACACGAATCAGTGGAAGAGGCGGTTGCCGCCGCAAAAAAACGCAGTAGCGGGTTACTAGGAGAAGATAAATGAGTGAATTAGACGTTCTACGCAAAAAAATTCGTGATCGCATGAATGATATTGCTGATGCGGTGTCTACGGGCTCTTGCAGCAGCTACGACGAGTACCAACGACTGTGTGGGGTTATCGAGGGTCTTGCCCACGCAGAACGCGACCTACTAGACCTCAAAGAAACCATGGAGAAAAACGATGAGTGACCTGCTTATCGCACGAAACCCTGACAATCCTACTGTCGTCGGGTCAGTAACATCTGAGAAACCAGCAGAAACCGCAGAGGATAAGGCTAAACAACTGCCAAAACCTTCTGGGTACCGTATGTTATGTGCCATTCCTGATGTAGAAAAAGCTTTTGAAAGCGGTATTTTGAAAGCCGATGAGACACTACACCACGAAGAGATCTTAACGACGGTGCTGTTTGTAGTAGATATGGGCCCCGATTGTTACGCCGATAAGACTCGGTTTCCTAACGGTCCATGGTGCAAAGTGGGTGACTTTGTTTTGGTTCGCCCAAATTCGGGTTCTCGCCTTGTTATTCACGGCAAAGAATTCCGCCTCCTCAATGACGACTCTGTTGAGGGCATAGTTGATGACCCTCGCGGTATCGCACGTAAATAAGGAGTAATTATGGCTGAGCAATATAAATTCCCGGACGAGAAAGAGGCACCGGAGCAAGAAATTGAGCTAGATCTTGAAACCGACGAGGATGTTGAGCAGGCAAGTAAAGAAGCCGACAATATCGAAATCGTTGATGACACCCCTGAGCAAGACAAAGGCCGCAAGCCCTTAGAGC